ACTAGCAGTATCAGATACAAGCGGCCGCATCTTCTTGATTGCGCGCAGGAGCCGTGCGTCCCTCGCCGAGGCGTCGAACATATCGCCCGCTTTGAGCGCGCGAGTCGAATAGCTGAAATTTTTGAGGGCGACGAGCGCGACGCGTTCAGTCATGGGGTGTCTCCGGATTGGGTTGACTATCCTGCGCCAACGTAACCGAGAGCGCCACAAAAAGAAACGGGCGGCTCGAAAGCCGCCCGTCGTATCGTGCCTATTCCCTCAGGAATTAGGAGTTCGGAACCCCGCCACCCCAGTTGACGCCAGTCAGGTAGGCGACCGCCGACGGACGGCGACGCTTCCAGTTGATGGTACGCTCCCCTCTGAGCGCAACGCCATTGACCTGAAACATGGAGACCAGCGAAGCACCGGTGCCCGTAGTGGCGTCCTGCGTCAGCGAGCCGTCCAGCATCTCCAGCGAAGCCTCGCGGGACATATCGACCGACACACCGCCCTCGTCGCCGAGGTAGATGTCCGACGCCTTCACCAGCACGACGATGCCGGAGACGTAGTCGGAGACCAGCACCGGCAGGCCCATGAAGGTGCCGCCAGTCATGTTCATGCCGGGGAACTCGTCCTGGCCGAGCGCATTGACCATCAGCGACAGCGACAGCGCGGTGTTGGACGACATGATCCAGACCGCATCGGAGACCGCGTTGTTGGCCGCGATGAACTTGGCCATCAGGGCGCGAACCTGGAGACGGATGGCATCCGAATCCGTGCCGGTGGCGGCGATCGTGCCGGCGCCGTTGGTGATCGAGGCGGGCGACACACCAGCCGAGGCCGTCTTGGCCGGGTTGATGAAGTCGGTGTCGAGACGGGCCGCCAGCGCATCGCGGAGCGAGTCGCGAACGATCATCTCCGAAGACGGGCTGGAATCACGCAGCGACTCCTCGGTCAGGACGGCGATATTCGCCACCTTCAGCGGGTCGAGCGTGGTACGGTCGAAGTCGAAGTTGGTCAGCGGCTTGGGCTTGCCCTCACCGACCCAGTAACCGGCACCGCCACCCGTCTGAATGACGACCGGAGTGCGGAAGGGCAAGCGACGCAGCGACGGAACGCCATTGGTGCCGAAGCGACCGATGATCGTGGCCGGGCGCAGGAACTCGGCGAAGTCGGCGACGATGCCGCCTTCCGTGCTGACGAGGTCCGCAGCCCAGTTGCCCGAGACGTTCGAGCCGGCGACGACCGCCGCCTTGATTGCGCCGACCACGACGCTGTTCTCGCCGTAAAGCGAGGTCGCGACGTCGACCGGACGCGCACCGTCGAGACGGGCGATGGCCTTGACCTTGGCGAGACGGGCGAAGCCAAGACCGGGCTCCAGCTTGGGCTCGGACTTGACCTGGACGGTCGCGTTGGAACGCGCAGCGGCGCCGCCGCGAACGTCCTCGACCTTGCCGACGGCCTTGGCGCTGGATGCCTGAGTGGCTTCCAAGTCCTTGAGGCGGGTGATGTGGGTCTTGATCGACTTCACCTCGGCGGAGAGGCCATCATATTCCTCTTCCTGCTCGGCATCGAGGGTCACGCCCTCTTCGGCCGACTTCGTCATGATGTCGTTCATGCGGGCGGTCTTGGAGCGCAGCGTCTCCTCGAACTCGGCGATACGATCGGCGACGGTCTTCATGGTGTGTGCCTCCTTGGGCGACGGGCTGACAGACTTGGTTCTCCCCGAGACGCCGGGAGTGTCGAGCCGGACCACGACGCTTCGCTGAGTGCCTGACGCGGCGCGCGAAAGCGGGTCTTCCGACTTGATCTTGGGAATAAATACCTCATCGGGCTCGGCGACGCCAGCCTCCTGACGAAGCTGCTTGTCGAGCGACTTCACGACGCTGATCCGCGCGCCGGCATTGGCGGGAATCGACACCGTCGAAAGCTCGTAGATTTCGATTTCCTGGAAGTCGATGCCGGAATCCGTATAGGCGTACTTGATCGGGTTAAACCCGATGGAAACTGCAGCGATCAAACCGTGGGTAATCTCGGCCCAAGCGGTATCGACGCGGTCCTTGAGCGGACCGGCTTCCTCGATGACTGGAATTTCCGCCTCGAATTCGATGCCGCGAGCCGTCGGCTTGAGCAGCTTGACCTTGCCGATCGGCATGTCGTGCTTGTGCTGGTGCAGCAGCGTGACGGGATTGCGGAAGGTAGCGCCGAGTGGATTGACGGTATCGCCCATGCGATCCGTCTCGGGCGTCGTCGCCATACCGGTGAAGACGCGACGCTTGTCGCTGACTTCCTTGACCTGAATGAGGGAATACGCCCGGTTCATTGCACTCTCCCGCCGGCAGATGCCGCGTACCTTGGGCATATATACCTTGGTACGCGGCCAATACGCAAGCTCAGACGAAAATCATCTGGAAAGCTGGCTTCTGCTCACGTTCAGGAACCAGAATAGCCGGATGGATAGCATTGATGAGCGCGTCGATACCGTCGATCTTGTTCGGCGACATCTGCGTTTCCTTGACCGGCAACAGCGTCTCGTCGCGGCGACGAGAGACCGTGCAGTTCGAGGCCATCCACGTCATCACCGGATTGCCGTCATGGCGCATGCGGATCGGCCCTGCCTTGACGCGCGCTTCCAGTTCCTTCGCCGCGTCGGTGACGTTCTTGGCGCTCTTGTGCAGAATCTGGGCGAGCGGTCGATCCGGATCAGCCAGATCGTTATTGATCCGGCTGGCCATGGTCTGCGCCGCGCCGAACTGATCGAACGTGACCTTCTTGACGTTGAAGCGCTTGATCCAGCCTCGCGCCACCTTCTCGACCTCGTCTTGGTCGACCCAGTCGCCGGGAGTGAGCGTCAGCGGCGCGTAGTCGCCCTTCGACCACGTCCGGTACGGCGCCGGCCCTCGCCCTTCGGCGTGATCGGGCGACTGCAGCACGGCCTCGGGCAACCAGAAACGCGGCTTGAAGATCAACCGGCCCTTCTTGTCGAAGGCGGCCAGCACGAGCGCGGTGATGTCGTCCTTGTCCGCGAGATCGCCACCGATGTAACAGTCGAGCCCCTCGAAGTCCTTCCAGTCGAGGTTTGGATCGGCGCAGAGGTTCCACTGCGCGACGTTCAGCCACGCACTTGCCGCGTTCATCCAAATGTTCAGGTTCTTGGTCTTGAAGTTGCCTTCCTCGCGCGGCGAGACCTGCGCGTCAGCGGAGTCGCTGCGCATCTTTTCGAGGCTCGGGGTAATTCCGAGCATTGGATTGGCCTTGAGCCAGTTGCGCTCGTCAAACGGGTCGTCGCCTTCATCAAGCGTGAAAATACAGGCAAACAGATGGTCCAGACGGACTGCGCCTTCGAGCATCTTCACCGCTGTCGAGCGATGTTCATAGCAGACGCCATTCGTATCGAATCCAGCCGTGGTGATGATCCACAACAGCGGGTTCTTGCGCGCACCAAAGGCCGATTTGATGACGTCGTATAGCGTGCGGTCCTTGTGCGCGTGCAGCTCGTCCAGAATGCCGACATGCGGGTTCCAACCGTCCTGCGTCTTGCCCTTCGCGTTGATCGGCTGGATCGTGCCGTTGTTCATCCGGCACGTGACCGCTCGCGCATACGCTTCAAGCTCGAACGCTTCGCGCAACTCCGACGTTTTGTCGACCATTTGACGTGCCGGATTGAAGACTTTGCCGGCCTGCTCGCCCGTTGTGGCGCCGATGATGATCTGCGGACCGACCTCACCTTCGCAACAAAGACAGTAGAGAGCGACTCCCGACGTCAGTGTCGAATTGTGGGTAGGGATGTAACTCTTGCTGGTCAGGTAGATGCCATCGGCATTCGCGACCTCGATGCACTTCACCGGCACGCTGTCGACGGCGCGAACGTCAGCGATCATTCGCGTATCGGATCGAGTCTTCGCCCCGCGTTCTTTCTGACGAAGGAACTTGCGAAGCAGGTTAAACACGAACGTGCCGTTCGGCGCGGTAAAACCGACTCGGTAGTGCCTGCCAACTACTCGACCGTTCAGCTTAGCATCACCCTCGGTGAACGACGCTTTGAGTCCGAGAGAGCACGCAAGTGTATGCACACCCCGCGCCAGTTCAACGTTCGTGTTCGAGAAGGAGCAACGTCCCCGCTCGCAAATCGTACCATCGGTATCCATCAGGCCCCTAAGCAGCGCCAGTCGTTGCGTGAAACTGGCACGAAAATAGACCTCCGGGATGTGTTTGTTGTCGAGTAGATTCGCGGCCCGCAGACGCGCTTGGAGTGAGAATTTTCTATCCGACCCTCGCCCGTTGCTGCCGAGCACATAGCTGCCTGCATTGACGCTCGAACTTGCGCGCTGCTCGCAAGTGACACCTTCGGCACGAATGCAGGACAATATCTCCGCGTCTTCGTAAGCGTTTGTGATACGAGCTGATGCCGAATTGCCGTCACCCAACCACGCCCCAAGCGTATACGGCGGAACGGGCAATTCGATGTCTGGGTTCACGACAGGCGGCGCCACATCGACAGAATAGCGCAAATCGCCTCGCGCACCGTACCGCAATGTCGCCGCTATCGTTTCGGTGCTCAGCACCGAGGTGGGTTCAGGCATAGCCATTTCACGCGGAACCGCGAGGCGTGTTGTCTCTCGAAACTTCCGGCCTCCTGTGCTGAGCCCCAAGTGCTTGGCCCGTGCGTGGATCGCGTGACGACTGCGCCACGGCAACGCGGCAAGTGCGGCGTTCGCGCCTCCGGTAGGGTACGCCTCACGCATGACGGCATCGTCCGCGCTCCACGGCCGTCTCAGGTTCTCAGAGTTGATCGTCTGGTTCACCTGCCACAAATGATCCATCGCCACGACGACGCGCTCGCCCGTCGAGAACTCGACTTCCGCGCAAGGCAGGTCGTGCATGGGTTCGGTGACAGCAACGACGCGCGTCGGCTTGCCGTCAGAGCCGTACACAAAATCGCCGGGCTGGATATCACCCATACGGACAAAACCGGACGGCGTCGGTATCAGGTTATCGACGTATTCTGCCTTTCCGAATTTTCTCGCGACCTCGCAATGTACCGTCGTAAATCGACGATTGCCGTCTTCTCTGCGCCAGCCGAAAATACACACCAACATGAATACTTGCGGCGGCTCAAGGAATAACGTCTCGGTCTTCCACGTACCTTCGACGTGCGGCAATTTTTCGATGAAGTCGCAGACGTCATCGCCGTGCCAGCGGTCGAAGTAGTAAGGCCAATCACCGAACGTCAGCTTGTTGAGATCGTCGAGGTGCCGCTTGCAGGCGAGCTTCATCAGCTTGCCGGCGACGATCTTCCCCGAGACGATGTCCTTGGCGTACTGCTCGGCGATCGCCGTGTAGTCACGTGCGTGCTCAGGCGCTTGCGGCATTGCGGCGGCCATTGGCGGTGAACTTGTTGGCATTCTCGCCCAGCGACGACAGCTTTACGCGCTGAGACGCGGGCGTGTCGAAGAACTCATTCGCCCAGCCGCGATGCGCCGTGACCATGGCCATCGTGACTTTGCCCGTGTGAAACCCGTCGATCACCGCGACCTCAAGCTCGCAGTAGACCCGCAGCGAGTTCTGAAATCCCGCGACCTTCTGACCGCGACCCAGGTAACGCGCAACCTTCTCGCGCCAGAGCGCGGCGGCTGCAGGCTTCATCCCCAGCGGAGGCGGGAACTCGTCAGGTGTGACCGGCTGCGGGCTGTCGGCGCCGTCGAATAGATTCACGACGACGCGGCAGGGACGAAGGTCGCCCTTTGCCGCTTGAGTTTCGGGCGATACGCCTTTCGGGCCGCGACGCATTACTCAGGTCTCTCTTCGTTTGCCGAAGCCTTGGTCTCTGGCCGTGCGAGCGCTGTGGTGCGGCTTGCACAGAGGCCGGAGGTTCGACCACACGAGACGTAGGTCTGGTCGAGACTTCACGGACAGGATGTGGTCGGCTTCGGTAGCCATAGCACGACAGTTAGGATGGCAACAGTAGGGGTTGAATTTCAAGAACTCAGCCCGTGTTTTCCGCCACTCTCCGTCGTAGCCCCGCGCTTCGGACGAGGGGCGCTTCAAGTCGAGAACGCGCTTGCGCTCCCGCTCGTTTTGGCGGGCGATAGGATTATGTGCGGCTTTGGGCGGCTTCGAGGGCATAATCTTGGGTATAGTATCCTAGACCTAAAAAATGGATGACCGAAATTTTGACGATGCGGCCGCTTGTATCTGATACTGCTGATGTCGTCGACGAATCAAGCTGTTCTC